AGTAGTTTCTTGAACCATTTGCTGTTGCGAATGTCCTGTTCCATTTGTCCTAGCATCTCTGCCAAACGATCTATCTCTCTCATGATCTGATTCCTTTTTCTGCTCGTTCAGAGAACTCTCCTCCCAACGCAGTGTACCCTGCTTTGTCGATCCATGAATCCTGGTGGTCTATAGTTTCCAGTAACCTAGAAGTTTTCAACCAGTCCATCATCAGTACGACATGTTGTTCAGTGACCTCACCATGACTTAGTATAGCACCACGGACAATTATATTCCAACCCTCGGCTATACGACTGTGATTATCAAACGCATCCCCGTAATCCTTGGCTCTCTGTCCACTAATTAATTCCTTGGCGGTGTCTAAGATTTCTGTACGTTTCATAATGTATACCTGTATTTGTTATCGGATTGTAATATGTATAGTCGTCGTCGGGCTCTTGTTATCCCAACATAGAATGCTCGATGCTCGTCTTCTGGGAACAGTGTTTCATAGCATGCCTTAGTGGACGCTGTGTACACCACGCAGTTATCATCTTCTCCACCTTTCATAGCATGGAATGTAGACAACTTAATCCTTGGCGCAGACAGAAGCCCCTCGCCCCTTCGTTCTATAGCCTCGATATAATTTCTCTCAGACGTACTGACCTTCAACACATCATACGCAGAACTCTCTGCTCCACATAACAGACCAAGATCGTTTTGAAGTTGAGCCATATCTATCAAAGCCTCGGGATCTAACGCATCCAGTAGCTTGGACGACGCTCGTTTAAGCTTGGCATCCTTACCTTGTTTAGGCAGGGCAGAGTACAGCTGCCGAATCCGTTCTAAACCCACGGACTTATCCTGACATAGATCGTTCCACGTTAAGATGTTGCCCACCAATTTGTCTGAGATACTGGGGTATCCACGTACAGAATACTTGAACCCTGACTTACGAAACCATTTAGCTAGCTCTATTACATAGAAGTTTGTTCGACACATCACTGTCCACGTTCCTTCTTGGAAGGGGATGGAGTCCAGATGATAAGTGTATTCAACCATGCCCTCCTCTTCACGAGGCTCGAACTCTTTCTCTAAACGGCCACCTATCCTTTCGGATATAACACTAGCCAAACGATGTACTGATCTAGGTATACGATAGGATTGTGTGAGACGCTCGACGTTGTCAGAAGATTTGATAAACAAATCAACATCAACACCCGTCCATCTGTGAACAGCCTGGTCATCATCTCCTGCAATAATTACTCTTCCTGCTTTGGAAGCTATGAACTTAGCCATCTCCCACTGGAGCGGTGTGAAATCCTGGGCTTCGTCTATGAACAGATAGTCTAAGCTCGGTGGATCGCCTACATCAATGTACTTCTCTATCATATCTACGAAGTCATACTTGCCCATTGCAGATTTGTATTCGCTCAGTTGCTGATTTAGCTGCACAAGTTTAGGGTAGAACAGTTCTCTGTTTGCCGCATGGTTAAACTCTTCTTCCAAAGTAACCATTCTGTATCGAGCTCGATGCTCTAGCTGTAGATACTGTGATCCAGATCCTCCGATAGTAGGTAACTGAACACCATCATCGATACTTGTCTTGTCATCCCCCTCAAAGTTAAGACCAAGATCCGATCCAACAACAGCATAGTCCTCGGCACTCATAACATCTTGCCGCTGTAATCCCAACCCATTGAACCCAAACGAATGACTGGTTCTCATGTAAGGGAAATCCTTGGGGGTTAGGTTGAACTCAGCACAAGCTCGAGACACCATCTCTTCGATAGCCTTTCGGGTAAACGAGATCACACCAATGCGAGAAGGATGTACCCCAGAATCTAAGGCGCTCTTAATTTCCTGTATCAACCGATAAGTTTTACCGCAACCAGGAGGACCCAGTATAAGTAGAGAGTTATCGATCATAGATCCTTGCCCCTCGGTCTAGAGTTTACCCAGTCCTCGATCTCTGTCAGAACCCAACGGCTTGACGATCTCTTACTGTGCTCATCTCCTAGAACTATTGGCTGCGGAAAGTCTGTCTTCTGAGCAACCAACTTATAAATGTAGGACTTGGATACCCCTAGCATCTGAGCTACTTCTCCTACGCGCAGTAGTCTATTAGAATGGGATGTCATTGTTCATCTCCCTTACTGATAATTCTATTTCTTCTTGTTCGAAAGCGGGTATGTGCCAACACCTAAGTGTTGTTCGTTTGCCGTCTGATTTATGGATAGCTTGAACACCATTGTCGCCACCCATATCACGGATCATTTGAATAAGGTGTCCTCTGTTATCCACCTTAAATCTTCGATGGTGTAAAAATTCAATTAAACCCTCAAGCTTAAACTTTGTGGTGCCTCCATCAGTCCATGGTTTATTCATCTCCATCTCCTCTGGAACCATCGCTCGGATGTGGCTCGTACAATAAGCTTTAAGATGCTCCTTAAACTGTCCCTTAACTGTAGCTTCTTCTGGGACTTCAAGAACAGTAGCCCCCTGCATTAACTGGTTAATCATCTGCTGCCACTTCTGGGGTTTAACTGTCGGGGGCATGATGTTCATCTGCTCCATGCATGCTCGTTGCCAAAGCACTTGGTTCTGCAATTGCTCTGTTGAAATCTGTATGCGTGACCCATCAACATCCATGAAGTATACTCTAGGTTCGGATAACATAATAGTCAGTCCGCCAACACTGGGCATGTCAGGGGATTCGTTCCCTATCCCATGCTTACGACTAGCGCACAGCGTAGGATCACAGTAACTTTTGAAAGGTTCTTCTTTACATTTGTATGCCCAATCCTTCTTGTCCAGGGATTTACCTAGGTTGATAACTTCGTGAGAAGGTAACGGCTCAGTACACAGCGTTCGATTAAACTCTTCTAACTTGCTCTTCCAGTTATCAGGTTCAGATAACTTAGCGTAGATCCCGCATTGATACATGCAAGTATTGCGTGGTGTATCGATAGGACCATCCGCAAACAAATGCTCAAGGCAGGGCGGACCATCGGTGAAATACTTACGTTTGCCAGAGAAGCGCAGACCTTCAAGCTCGGACTCTGTTACACGGATCTCTTCGACCGCATCGAGGAACTCGTCTAGTTCTAATGCTTCACACTTAGCATTGAATGCGTAGCGTTGTGGCATCTCAGCATTGAAGTAAGGCATGTTGATAAAGTTACCCACATCTCCACGCTCTGCAATTATAGTATCTTGTTTTGGAAAGATCTCACAGCCACTGAACCCTAGAGCTATAGACATCTCAGTCAGGTAGTCTCGGATGTTAGCTGCAGGAACCCAGTCTTTTAAGAATAGATAGAGGTGAGCTCCCCCTGATTTGGATCGGCAGTGCATCAACGGAAGCTTCAGCTTCTGGATCTTTGCCTGTAGTTCGTTATGGTTTAAATCGTAGACGTCAATGTCCAACGCCGCAAACTTGCATACATTCTCTTCGTTGATTGGTATTGCACCCACGCCCTGCTTACCATCGATATGGTCCTGGACTAAGTCAACAGTCAGAGGGGATCTTATGATCATGCTCTTGGATTCTGCTTTTCCATTTCGCCCTATGCGTCCGACAGTTGTCGTGCCATGGGCTGATTTTGCTCCGATGAAAACGGAGAGTAGTCGTTCTGCCTGTGTCATGTACTGCTCCTAGTGAAAAAGGGGAACGGAAAAATGCGCCCGCACTCCGTTCCCCAGACTGTTTAAAACGGGATACTGTCATCCTGTTCAACAGATGAAGAGGTTGGCACACTCTCCTCTGCTACAGCCTTCGCATCGCCTGCCGCGACAGAGTCACGGAAAGCTTTTGCCTCGAGCATTAGGTCACGTTCACCAACTAACCCCACCTTCTCAACGGATGGATTGAACCACGAACCCTGGTCATTGCTTTCTTCAACAGTAGTAATCTTCCATTCTGTTGCGAACAATGGAGGCGTAATCATCTGCCCAGTCTTTGGGTGTTTGATCTTTTGCATTGCAATCTGTGTCTTCCACCGACGGCTAACCTTCAACTGCGTTGACTTCATGTCGATCACAGCAGGTTGAAAGGATCCTTCGCCATCCAACACCAAGCAATAGTGTTGATCAGATTTAACCAGTTCATTACCAGTCGGTAACAGTTCCTTGGAACCCTGACGTGTCGTCTGTTGTAGAACAGGATTGGTTGGAGATATCTCTCCGCGGAAACCACCACCCATATCACGAGGTGTAAACTCTAGATACTTTGTTACTTGGTAGCAGGGGATGATAGTGACCCCTTCTTCTCCCTTCCATACCTGACCAGTGACAGTGTTGAACAAATCTCCTTGCTCCGCACCATCGATGTACTCAGGTTTCTTTTTGTTTAGTTGTGGTGACAGAGCCTGTAACGCACGGATGAATGGGATCTGCATCTCATCAGCACCAAACGCGGCACCTTCTCCTGCAAACTCTAGGATATCATCCATCAAGTCTGTGCTTAACTCTGCATTTTTTTTCGTTGCTACTTCACTAGCCATTATGATTTCCTCTTGATTACTGCGGTGTTAGAAATGAATGCCCCGAATAGATCGAGGTCGATAGGTTTGCCATCAGTGATGCGCTCTTTAACGAACGCCTTTAATGTGGATGGGTGAACGTGGGTCTTGGTCTTGGGATCAAAACCTTTACTCTGTAGCATGCCAACGACATCTCCCGCTACATTGTCTTCGCCCTTACCAAAGGACACAGTGATATCGTTCTTGATGATATCATCTAGGCCATTGGTTCTTAACCATGCAAACGCATCGTCTTTATTAGCGACAGGTATAGAGGCGGCTACGATCATACGACGCTCAACGGACATGCCGTCTACATCTAATCGTTCCACACCCATCTCATCCATTAACGCAGGGATGTTCTCCACAGAGAGCTTATGCTTCTCTTGCTTCAGTGATTTTAAATGTTGCTCCGCATCGTCGATCTGTTGCTCAACGTTACGAAGGCTTCGAACCAGTTGGCTGAGTTGCTTTCCAGTTCCTGTATCGATCTGGCTAACTGCGTCAGCCTCGTCGAATATGTCTTCAAATATATCAGTCATAAGTTTTTTACCTCTTCAGGGTTGCATTATCCGGTAGCCTCGTGCTATCCGTAATGAAGACAATAGTGGAGATATGTGATGGGTGTCAACTACAAATTTAAAATGAAACCATTTAATCATCAAAAAGATGCGTTAGAATTTGGTTGGGACAGGCCAGAGTTCGGTCTGTTCATGGAGATGGGCACAGGTAAGTCCAAGGTTCTCTTAGATAACATAGGTATGTTGTATCAAGATAGACAGATTGACTTCGCTTTAGTCCTCGCTCCCAAAGGAGTGTATCGTAACTGGGTTTCAAAAGAAATACCAGAGCATATGTCTGATGATGTGAAACATCGAGTGATTCGTTGGGTGTCAGGTCCCAATAAGAAACAGGCAGAAGAAATGCGCTCGGTCCAGGATGACTTCGATGGCCTGACTATATTTGTTATGAATGTCGAGGCGTTCTCTTCCATCAAAGGTCAGAAGGCAGGGACCTGGATGGCTCGTGCGCTCGGTCACAACGGATTAATTGCTATTGATGAGTCAACCACGATCAAGAACCACAAAGCCAAGCGCTCTAAAGCTTTAATGAAAATAGCTGCAGGTTTCAAGTACAGAAGACTATTAACTGGATCTCCAGTAACAAAAAGTCCAATGGATATCTATTCACAGTGCGAGTTCCTTAGACCAGGGCTTTTGGGACACGAGTCATACTACTCGTTCCAAGGTCGATATGCCATCGTGCAACGTAGAACCATGGGACACACAGCTTTCCAACAGATTGTTGGGTTCAGAAACCTAGACGAGCTAACCAAAAGGATAGACATGTTCTCCTTTCGAGTACTCAAGAAGGATTGTCTGGATCTTCCTGATAAAATATACACCGCTCGATATGTTGGCATGACCAAAGAACAGTTGAATATGTACGAACAGATCCGAAGACATGCCATGGTTCTGCTCGAGAATGGTGAGATGGCTACTGCTCCTGCTGTGATTACGCAGATGCTTCGCCTTCAACAGATTATGTCTGGGCATTTGAAGACAGACGAAGGTGAGATGCTATACTTCCCATCCAAACGAATGGATGCATTGGAAGAGATCATCAACGAACACGATGGTAAAGCAATCATCTGGTCTAGGTTCCGTCATGACATCATAGGTATAACAGAAATGTTGAACAAGAAGTTCGGTGAGGGTTCCGCTGCCGCCTACTTCGGGGACACATCAGACGATGATCGTAATGATATCGTTACAAATTTCCAGAACCCCAACCATCCTCTCAAGTATTTCGTAGGCAATCCTGCGACCGCAGGGTATGGGTTGACTTTGACTGAGGCTAATCTCGTGGTATACTACGCAAACGATTTCAATCTAGAGACGCGCATTCAATCAGAGGATCGTGCTCATCGGATTGGTCAAAAGAATAATGTGACCTACATCGATCTCGTCTGTGAAGGTAGTATCGATGAACAGATTGTTAAAGCTTTACGCGCCAAGATAGACATCGGTGCAAAGGTACTAGGAGAAGAAGCAAAAGAATGGCTAAGTCTAAGACCCACGATCAAGTAATCGAAACGTTCTGCTCTCGACGCAGGGGTTGGATGAATGACAAGACCGCAACGCAAGCTTTGACAGACCTAGCAGGTTTAGATCCTGGCGTAGCCAATGCGCTCCTCACAGAAATGAAACGTCATAACGTTACTCAGATCCGAGGGTACAGTAAAGAACCCGAACGTCTAGCTCGAGGCAAAAAGGGTACAAAGTTTGAGGCAAAAAAATAACCCCGACGTTGCAGTGCGAAACCTAGCCAGTCGGGGTCTAGTTGATGGTCGGTCACACAGGCGGAACCAACCGAGCAATTTGTGTATTATATCATACAGTATTGGTTTCGGCAACTGCTCTGCGGATTAATACCGATAGCTGCCGAGCCATGGATCTCTGTTCTTTGTTCGCCAGTTCGCGAAGACTATCGTGATCCTTTTTAAGTAAGCCAACGTTCTGAAACTGTTGCTTATCTTCTTCTTTCATTTTCTTTCTAGCCATAATGACCTCCTATTTGTTGGTAGCTTATACGATATATGGTTGTAGGTTGCAAGTGCTACTCTTGATCAGGGTTTAAGTCCTCGAATTGACCATCGTCTTTCATGGTACTTGTTACTCGGATCGCTCTCCAAGGAGTTTCGTGCCGCTTGTCCTCGTAGTTTGGGATGCAATGTGCGACGACGATATCTCCCAGGTCCAGGTTTAATTTGTTAACCAAGCGATTGTTAAAGAACACGACGTCGCCCTGTTCGTTCTGACCGAAGGCACTGTTCGTGTAAGTTAGATCCTCAATGATTACATTGAAAGGTGTAGTATTGAATGCATTATTTAAAGTCATATTTGTTTTCCTATTTAATTTAAGTTCGCGGCAAGCCGTAGCGTTTCTTGATGTAGCTCACAGAGTGGCGCGAGGTTCTAAGTTCTTCCGACATCTCTTGCAATGTCATGTCTGTTGTCAGCATCATGTTGTTGATTAGTGTTGCGGACTTAGACAAGGGGCGATCTTTCGGATCGATGCTCTCCAACGTGGTTGAAGGCACTTGATCTGTGCGAATGCGTGTACTTGTTCCGCGCTTCGCATTTTCCAACGCCCTTCGTGTCATGGGCGATGGTCCCCGAGCCAGAGGGTTTTCTTTGCGGTCGATTTTATTCTGCCTGTCCCAAGCTTCTTTGTATATGTCTTGGTACTTCTCGATTTTTTCCTGCTCGTTCATCAGTGATGTGTCCTTTCTTCGGGTTTACTTACCATGCGTTCGGTAATCTCCTGGAGCAAGCAAAATAGTCCTGCCATTTCTTCGGGTGAGTTGGCATAGACCGAGCCGATTGTCATTAAGGCAGCGGGCACTTCCTCGTCGGTTAGATTGTCGGGCAGAACCCGACAGATATTATTTAGCAATGCAGATTTTTCTTTGTCCGCGTGAGTATCCACTCGAGCCTGGTCTTTAAACCTACTGTCGATAACCAAAGTAATCGTCCAATCCATGACGTCGTCTCGAGCATCGAGGTCAGCCTTCCAAGACTGAACCTCCTTCCATGTCTCAAACTTCCTGACCATATCGTGCGGCAGAGATCGTTCCCTGCTCCATGTTACTTGGTACATTGATATGCCCCCCTACAATCTAAATCGATAGTCATACTCAATCGCCAATAATCTCCATCCGACAGGTGAACAGCCATTTTATCTGCCAAATTCCAAGCATTATCTATAAACTCAGGAGGATCAATCCACTCGACATAATTCTCGTCGCTCACAGTGGTTGTAGCCATTAGCTTATTGTCTCGGCTAAATAATTTAATCTTTGCGGTCATACTCATGTTCAGTATTTCCCTCCTGTTACATCGTATTGAAGACCTTTGATCACAGCTATCCTGCGTGAGATCGTTGCCATCTCATCCCAATCGTTGACAGTCAACGACACTCGGTTCTTCTGAGCATGCTCATCGAACAGTTCTTGTTGCATCTCGAGCAGGTGATCTAGTGCTACTTGCACCACGTTTATTTCTTCTTTATTCATAATTGTTTCCTTTTTTGAATTAAGCTTTTAAGTCCTTGTTCAAACCCACGTTGAAAGTCACTGTCCGCAGGATCTAAAACAAATGTCATCAACGAACTCTCTACACAGTAGAGTTCGCCAGATGCATATTCTTCTTTCGCGCACTGATATCCCTCTAAGAAATCAGAACGTAATGATATTATATTTCCCATATTAAAACGGCCTTAATTTAGGCAGAGGACTTGTCATAGTTGTAGACATCTCTGCGGTTTCTAGGCATTGCGCCATACTATCTGGGTAATGCGCGAAGATCGTCGGATAGAAATCATCCATCACATCTCCGCATATTTCCATGGAAGGCAGAACGATACTCGAGGTCATCGGCTCTTGGTCATCGGTTCCTGCATGATAAGTTAGTAAAAGAACTGTCCAGAATTTAACCATAGCAGGCACCAAAGATATTGCTGAACACTTCATCCAACACCGCTTCTATTCTGTCCGCGGTCAAAGTCCTGACACTATGGTAAGAAGGAGTATCGTGGTGCAATACATAGAACTCACCACTCACCCATTCAAACCAACCTTCTTGCCAATCTGTTTCGTCATAAGGCGTCCAATCGTCCGAGCGATCTCGATTGATTTCGCAAAGAACTTGATCCATTGACCACGACAAAACATCGCCAGTGGTCAAACATTTTATTTTAATATCCGACATGTTCTTCGACCTCCTCTTCTGGAACCATATCAGTTCGGACAACCAAACCTGTTACAGCTTTCGTTCTAGACATGAACTCACAGTAGGCTTCCGACGAGGCATAGTGCTCGCCAATCGCCTCGACATAATGCACTTCGCTGACCAATCCCTCGACGACCACGCGATAAACTTGAGGTATCTTTGACATCAGTAATCCCCCTCCAATACAGGTTCGAGCGCGTCGAACGCTTCTTGTGTCCACTCAGGAAAACCATGCTCCTCGTCCCTGAGATCCAATAAGTTTTGCGCCACGAAGAATGCAACTCGCTCGGTGCAATCCTCAAACGTCAAGGTGTCGGGATCTAATCGAAGCACTCGGATAGATGAGCAATCTTTGCAGTGATCATATGCCATGTGACATGCATCCTCAAAGTTTTCTGGAAGCTCCTCTGCGTGAGCGAGATCCTTGTATTGAACATGCTCGGTTCCATGCTGAAACGAACCTGTCGATGTGATTAAGAATTGATACGGCATCATCGCGCCTCCTCCTTCATTAAGTTTTTAAATACATCTATGGTGTCCTCGAGGCCAAGTTCTTCATCCTCCTCTTCAATCTCAGGCCTCCAACAGTTGTCCTGACCCAAGGCATACTCGCCCTCGAACCATCCGCCTTCGTCAACGTATTCCGCTTGGACTTCAATACCCATGGCAAACAACTTATTCCACACTGGAATAGGTGGTGCCCAAGCCGTCCAACATCGGAACGTGAACCACGCTGTGTCCTTGTCTTCGCTGAACTCGATCTTGTCCTCGATCTCAACTTCACAAACATCCCACTTGGTATTCCAGTTTTCATTACGCCACTCGTGAGCAGAGTGGATCTCAAGTTCATGTTGCCCATGCATCCTCTTAGTCACAGGATCAAGCAATACTTGCAGAGGCATAGGTGAGATGACACTACAAAAACGAGGATCATCACAAAGATCTGGGCTTAGATATTGGTATAATTCATATACCACTTTACTAGCTCCATGAAGATAAACAGTTTGGTCACAATGATTAGGCATTACACATCCTCCTGTGAAAGAAAGGCATAGGCAGGGTTCTTGAATTCTTCCTCAAACAACCCAATCTCATCAAAGCCGTACAGAACTAATGCGTCCTCGGTACTCTGTCCATATTCATAAACAACCAAGTCATATCCAACAGGGATACCACCCTCGAAGTCCTCATGAATTGGCATTACTTTAGGTAAGGTAGTCTGGTTCATTATAAATACTCCTTGTTTAAAATATTAAATAACTCACTGATGTATTCTGCTCTCGCTTCATCAGGTACAGTTTTGTAATCTAAGAACTTAGCTTCAACTGGATCTAGATCCTTGTCGAAATATCCCACGACAACTTCCCAATCGTTGATAACCTGACCTTTACGATCACGCTCAAGCTTAGATCGATCCTTCATATTAACAGTGATCTCGTAGTAGCTTTCGTCCTCCTCGTTAAACCTAATCAACGATGGACACTTCTCACCCTCAACGCCACCATGTGTGAAGCCATCTGGCTCCATCTCTGTAATGATTGCATTGTATAGAGACACGTTATCAAAGTCAGGGAACATCGCTTCAAGATGTTTGCCATGTACAAAGTCGATTACTTCTTGAAAGTTATTAGTGTGCAAACTGTCATGGAAGTTTGTCCAATCTGAATTGTGACCATTGTATCGGTCAGATGTCTGGACAATGAACCTCGGTGCCAATGTATGCTCAACCTTGGATAAATCAAAACCCTCAGAGAGATCCTCTCTCCTCCAATACCATTCTAATAAATCGTGATTGGTTCCCATGATACGAGCAGAGTTCATGACACGCTCTTGAAGGTGGTGGCTATCCATCCAAATGTGAAAGCCGTTTACTTGGTAGCTCGGTAACTCATCGTTACCATACGTCGTGCATTCCCAGTGATCTGGTATTTGCAAGTCGTCAGTGTATGTTTCGAAACTCATTGTGGAAATCTCCTTGTTTCATAGTCTGATTAAATTGGTAGTAAGTAACAAGTTAAAGGTTCTTGCTCCTTGGGTCAAGGAAATAATTTTAGAGGGGTGTATACAAAGATTACTATATAAGCGTATTTCCCACAGATTTTATTTTTTTTTGAAAACTAAATTCATATTGGGTGTAAACAATGTAAACAATGTAAACACCTCTATATTTATATACTTCAAACTAGCCCAGAGCTGTTTACCCTTGTTTACTTTGTTTACACTTCCTGTGGAAAAAACGCCTATATAGAGAAGTTGCCCTCTCTCTTTCTTTGATATAACTTGTACCTAAAGAACAACGAGGATCAAATGAACTCTGCAAAAAAGAAAATAGAAAAAGAACATGGTCGAACTCTGACCAATAGACAAATGACTTTTGCAAGACACATCGTGGAAGGCATATATTCCAATGCAGAATGTGCCAGAAAAGCAGGTTATTCACATGATGTAGCAAACAACCAAGCTTCAAAACTTTTAAATGGTAGAGATTATCCTCATGTATTGGAGTACATCCAAGATCTAAGGGATGAGAGGGAACGTAGGTATGGCGTGACAACCATTGGACAACTTGAGAGACTTCATCAACTATCTAGTGGAGCCGAGGAAGCAGGGCAATTTTCAGCGGCAATCAATGCGGAAAAAATCCGCGCCGCTTTGGGTGGATTAACTGTTGATCGAAGGGAACAAGTGAACACAATTGATCAACTATCTCGTGATGAAATTGTTGGAAGGTTGGCAGATTTACAGAAAAAATACCCTCAAGTTTTTGAGATCGAGGGAACATATAAAGATGTAACAGGAGCAAAAAATAATGAGCGGACAAGAGGCGAACTTTTGGAGCACGATACGAAAAAACCTACCGAAGAAGTGCTTCGCAACGAGGATTGAAAACAAACATGGAGGTGGTGTTCCAGACGTTCACCTTGTCTGGGAAGGTCTACCCTTCTGGCTAGAACTCAAGGTTACAAAATCCAACGCGGTCGCCGTCTCGCCTCATCAAGTCGCTTGGCACATGGCATATTGGGCACGAGGAGGGTCAAGTTTCTTCTTAGTAAAGAGAGCCTCTGACCGACAACTACTTTTATTTGGAGGGGAAAAAGGGGTGGATTTGGCACGAGGTGGGTGCTCCGCGGTTCAAGTACCTAGTTTCAAGAGCGTTGATGATATGTTTTGCGCCTTGCGACCTGTTTTAATTGATAAATATTCTAATGCTTTGCGCCTTGCGCCCTGATACTTGTCTTTTATTTTTATTTGTTTTGCGCCTTGCGCCCTGTACCTTGATCCTTGGTTCTATTTGTTTTCTTCTCAGATTTTAGGCAAAAAAAACTAGGCGATTGCTCGCCTAGCTCCTTGGTTCTAGTGTTCTACGATTGCTATTGATTTGCCTAGGCTCGAACCTTTGCATAGTTTGCAAGCTGTACATTGGACGCGACGACCTGCCTCTTTTGATGCAGGACAAAGCGCCTCGTTTGCTTTGTCTAATTGCCCTAGATCCGCGATTACTCGAAAGGTTCGACGACCTTGTGCCCAGTGGTCGAGTGCCTCTTGCTTATTGTCCGCGCTTTGCATCGCAATATCTGGACGCCAACCGCTTTGGTGGCTGTATGCCGTGAAAGTGGACGCTTCTTTTAGTAGTTGTTCCCATACAAAAGAGGGTACCGCGGCCGGATCTCCATAAGTTCCCACTCTAACGAACCGATTACGGCCGAGCGTGTTCCTATTCTTTTGAGTATTGGCAATTGGATATATACCTTTGATAAAAGATTTATAAACAATCAAAACGCCTTGCCCTAGGTTAACATAGCAACGCCGACCTTTTGCAATCTTGCGCTCTGGATCTGTTGTTGTTTCACCTCGCATTGTGCAATCGCCACAGATAGAAAAATCCGCGCCTGTCTTGCTTGCTTCTCTCGGATCTATATCCGAGCGCAAGATATAAGTTTGTACGACCTTGCCTGTCTTGGTGTTTCGGTCGGAATATGTCGCAATAACGACGATAGGTTTACCATCCAATAGGCTCTTGCCATTGTATATGATCCCGTTTTTCATGATATTGTTTCCTTAATATGGTTAAATTGTAAGTAAATTATAGCAGAATATAGACCAGGCACAAGTTAAATAACATTTAATAAAATTGTATGTCTTGCGCCTTGTTCTTAAACTTTGCGCCTTGCTTGTATGTCTTGCGCCTTGCGCCTTGCGCCTTGATTGTTATTTTTTATTTTTTTATTTGTTATATCGTGTGGCCTTGCGCCTTGCGCCCTTGTCCTTATTTCGTCTTGTTATTGTTTTGGTAGCGCAAAAGAAAACCAGGTCCAAGGACCTGGTCTATTGGTTTTATATTATACGTTGTATTCGTCGCGCCACTGTGGATCAGCATCCAAGAGCTTTCCAAATTGAGTGATTTCCCTGGCGTAGGTATCACCCATTTCATATTGACCATCATGCATCATGGGTGATGTGGCCGCCACAAACCATCTCGCATATGGGTCTTGCATTTCTGCAGCCGAATGTTTGTAGGTCTTTAAAACTTTCCACACCCATCCCTGATCGTTCACATAGGTTGCGTATGGTGTATCAGCATCACGAGTTTTTCCAAAAGATGTTCTAGGCATATTGTTCTCCTTAATTAAGTTGATACCCTATTGTACACCATGCACAATAGGGCTTCAAGTTTTATCTTTTCCAAGCAAACTTATTATATGTACTTTTCGTCACATATTTTTCCCATGATCTAGGGTATTGTTCCCGCCACCACGATAGGTTTGGGGTATTCGTTCTAGTCCTTTGGACGAAGTAAGCAAAGTCCTTATCAATTGCTTCAGCACATAAGGCATCTCTCTGTTTCTTTAACTTGGCAATCTTTTTGTCGATATCTTTTACTTTGTTTTCGAAATCCATTTTATTCTCCTTAGTTGAAATGGTGGGGCGTTGCCGCCCCACTTTTTGATTATTCTTCTGACTTGGCTATTTTAGCGGCAAGGTTAAAGGCCATGAAAGCAAATAGAGTTGCAATAACTTTATCTTGCCCGCTCAGCTGATTAATACGAGCATTTAAATCTTGCATGTCCTCTGGTGTATCGAATAGTAGAAATTCGTTTAATGTGTCAATCTTGTCCATTTTATTCTCCTTAGTTGAAATGGTGGGGCGTTGCCGCCCCACTGTTGATTTAGATATCGATTGATATCGATGCATATTCAATAATATCTTTTACTTCTGATCTGATCTGAGAAGAGAAGTCCTCCATATCCAAGTTATTATTAACGACATCCATGATATCGATCGCATGATCTTTCAAATTAAGCTCGACGCTTGTGTCAGCCTCTTCAATCTTTAGATCGATCATGCGTGAGATACGCCCCTGCAATGCCTCCCAGATTGCTTCAGTGACGTTGTCTTCAGTATCCAAATATCCCATGATATTCTCCTTAGTTTAGTTGACTAGAAACAAACCACTTGTTCCTATAAGTAAACTTATAGATCAGAACGATACCTAATGTAAAGAGTTAATTTCAAGTAAAATGAAATTAATTACAAGTTATACATGTAAGCTACAGAGTTATGTTATGGGGGTTACTTATAGGTTTTGATACCATCAACAGACCGAAGCCTGACCCCCAACCCCCTATATAAAGACGTGGGTTCTCTCCCCGGCAGCTATTAAATTGGTTTGGTAAATTCATTCGCAGATAATTTCATTGCCCCCTTAAAACGACCGCCTAAAAAATGCCCACTATATTTTCATTTGGGTTTATAGTATGTTGTATGTAATTTCATTTGGGGTTGTTATGACGAAGCAAGCAGATTTCATCGATTGCGTTGATCTTTGGACCACGGTCCTCCCTTATTCGACTTTTCCTTCGAGTACGATTGCGTGGCGTTTGGTACCTGCGATTGAGAGTGGTCAGTATAAGATTTGGCATAACGAGGGTGGATCGTGTGCAGGGTTTGTGACCTGGGCGTGGATGACGGATGAGGAGTTTGAGACGCGGGAATATTGGGGACCTGATATATTTCAGCGAGAAACAGGTGACAAATTAGTTTTTGTTGATATGATTGCACCCGAGGGCACTTCTGGTGTATTAGGATTTTGTAGGGATCTTCGTAGGATGTTTGTCTCGGAGTTCCCGGAAGTTAAAAAGGTTTGGTCGCATCGTGGCCAACGGAGCGGTGTTTATCCGAACAAAGGTGGCTAGGACATGTATAACGTATTATTTTCATTTTTAAAACCTCAACTCTGTTATGGCGGAGAGTCTACTGGTGGAGGTGGCGATGGCGGATCTTCTGATAATGGTAGAGGAAGTAGCTATGGAATGGAGGGCGCAGGAGATGGCGCGGCGACAAGTGCGGGGCAAGCAAGAGCGGCGCAACTAAGAGCGCAAGCTGAAGCTCAACGAGCAGTTCAACAACAGGCTCGAGACAACGACCGAGACAGAAGAACTGCGGTAAGTAAGGCTAGAAGCGCAGGGAAAGCAGCTCCCCCAGTAGTTGTGTCTAATGCTACAACAACAGCGGAAGATAACAACAGAAGTATTTTTGATCAGTTAGAAAATATCCAGTTAGTGTCTAAGGATCGCCCCGAGTTACAATATAAGAGAGCCGATGCAAAAGGTGCCCAAGCAATACTTACCCAGCCACCCAAGAATCAAGTATTTAAAAGTTCGGTTTTAAATCCTACAGGTTTATCAAGTTCAGAATTAGTAACTTCGGCTAAAAATAAAAACTACACGAACTTAACTGCTGCAGAGGAGGGTGCATTGTATGGTCAGTACGGTCAACAGCCTAACGCTGCTGAGTATGCTCAAATGACCGAGGTTATGAAACGCATGCGTAACGTACCAAGTACATCGGAGTTTCAAAGTTCAGTTGCCGATCAATTACGTGCTGGAACCACCCGAAGAGGTGGGATCATAGATGCGGACGCCGCCGCCAAATCAGCACAGAACTACATTTCGAATAACCCTGTTGGCAAAAATGTTAATCCGTTCTTTACCCCGTATAGTGAATTAGACGGTTTTTTTCCTAAACTAGAACGAGGAATTGAAAACGCTGGAATTTTTGCAATAAAAGGTCTTACGGGTGGTATTATCGACCCTGTCAAAATGGATAAAAACATAGCGGAAAAGTACATGAAGGCTTTACAGGAAACAGGTACCTACGATTATGACGATCCTAACTACCTCGATATTTCTGACAGCAAACAGGGTAACGCAAACTTTGATAAAATTCTAGAAATGTCTGGCAGAGGACCGGAGGACTATGAAGCAACAAATATTTTACGAGGTGTTAAAGACGCTGAAGGAAATACTGTTGCCGGTTTCAACCAGTACCAGAACACTATCACTGGATATGACCCAAAGACAGGGGAGTATGAGTCTGGTGCCGTTGTTTATAACGAAGAGGAAAGAGAAGAGGATCGCGATCGCGATAGATGCCCAGAAGGTTTCTACTACGACGTAGAAGAAGAGATGTGCATGCCTATAGTAGACTCTTTAGTAGACCCAGATCCTACCTGCCCAGACGGATACACATTTGACAGTGAAGAAAACGCCTGTGTCCTCGATCCGTTCCAACAACCGTTCCCAGACGCACCGACCACGGGCGGTGGAACATATACCGCGCCTGCATTGTCGCCGTACACGAGTGTATCTCCGGTTACATTACCGTCACTTATGCCTGGACAACAACCTGCTTTCGTAGTACCTACACCCACAGCACAACCGATTACTGTTGCAGCACAAACACCCGTAGGATTAGCATCACTTAGGCGCTCATGAATTTACAAGCCCTCCCAGAGGAAGCACTAAAAGAGATCTTGGCCTTAACGGAGGCCAAGAAGCGCATAGATTTGCGCGAACAAGCACATGACAACTTCATGCCTTTCGTTCATCATGTGTACGATAACTTCATTGAAGGGCAACATCACCGCATCATAGCCGAAAAACTTGAACGTGTTGCACGAGGAGAGCTCAAGCGATTGATTATCAACATGCCTCCACGGCATTCTAAGTCTGAGTTTGCAAGCTACTTGATGCCTGCTTGGTTTCTAGGTAGAAACCCTAAACTGAAAATCATCCAAGCGACGCACAACACTGAGTTGGCGGTACGTTTTGGTCGTAAAGTGAGGGACTTGATCGATGACCCTGAGTACAAAACTATATTTCCGGATACAAACCTTAAAGAAGACAACAAAGGAGCGGGTACGTGGGGCACGGACAAGGGTGCTGAGTACTTCGCGGCGGGTGTTGGCGCTGCCATCACGGGTCGTGGTGCGGATTTACTCGTCATTGATGACCCGCATTCGGAACAAGATGCGTTAAGCTCCACTGCATTCGACCATGCATACGAATGGTACACCTCTGGACCGCGACAACGGCTCCAACCAGGGGGTGCAATCATAATTGTTATGACCCGATGGGGTAAAAAGGACTTAACGGGTAGATTATTGGCGCAACAGGGCAGTGATGTCATGTCTGACAAGTGGGAAGTTGTGGAATTTCCTGCGATATTGCCTAGTGACAAGCCGTTATGGCCAGAGTTCTGGGAAAAGAACGCCTTATTGTCCATCAAAGCGTCTCTGCCCGTGGGCAAATGGAACGCGCAGTGGCAACAGAACCCTACTGGCTCCGAATCGGCGATAATTAAGCGCGAATGGTGGAATGCGTGGGAAGAGGAGAAGATTCCTAGGCTCGATTACATCCTACAGTCCTACGATACAGCGTTTTCCAAGAAGGAAACAGCGGATTACTCTGCGATCACAACGTGGGGTATCTTCAAGCCGGAAGAAGGTGGGGCAGACAACATCATTCTGCTAGATGCACAGCGTGGCAGGTGGAATTTCCCCGAACTCAAGGAGGTTGCCTTCGAAGAACACGAGTATTGGGAGCCTGATATGGTGTTGGTAGAGGCGAAAGCGACAGGTACACCGCTCATTGACGAACTTAGATTGCGCGGAATACCCGCATTGGGGTTCTCACCGGGCAAAGGAAGTGATAAGGTGACCAGGATGCACATGGTTGCACCGCTATTTGAAGCGGGAATGGTATGGGCACCAGACGACAAGAAATTTGCAGACGAAGTGATTGAAGAAGTTGTTTCGTTTCCTAATGGTGACAACGATGATTATTGTGATAGTATGACACTAGCACTTATGCGTTTCCGTCGAGGTGGATTTATCTCTCTTCACGGAGAAGACACACAAGACGATGAATGGAGGCCCCGTAAACGGGAGTATTATTAATGGCAACACCACCTAACATGGTCGCATCAGGTCTTGACCTCGACGACACAGCGGGACTTCCCGAACTAGAAGTATCAGTAGACGCACCGATGGAGTTTCCAGGCGGTGCCGAAGTTATAGAAGATGGGATGGGCGGCGCAACCGTACAGCCTATAGACTTCAATAGTTTAGAAGGACTAAGCCAAGAAGATCTTATTCCGTTTGACGCGAACCTCTCAGAGTTCCTAGATGATGGGGTCTTGGGCGAACTATCCTCTGATCTTCGTAGCATGTACCAAGATGATTTGTCCTCACGTTCTGAGTGGGAAGATGCATACACCAACGGCCTAGACCTATTAGGAATTAAGACGGAAGACCGCTCTACTCCGTTTGAAGGAGCCTCTGGCATTACGCATCCTATGATTAGTGAAAGCGTAACCCAGTTCCAAGCACAGGCATACAAGGAACTCTTGCCATCGGGCGGACCAGTACGCACCGCGGTCCTGGGACTTAAAGACCGCGCACGAGAAGAGCAGGCTAAACGTGTAAAAGATTTCATGAACTACCAGATCACGGAGATCATGGAAGAGTACGATCCCGATATGGATCAGATGCTGTTCTATTTGCCGCTATCCGGTTCTACATTTAAGAAAGTATACTTCGATCCAACGAAACAACGCGCTATAGCTAAGTTTATTCCGGCACAAGACCTTGTTGTTTCATACGCTGCATCTGATTTAGCAACAGCTAGCCGTGTAACCCACGTTCTACGCATGGATCTCAACGATGTTGTGAAAATGCAGTATGCGGGCATGTACCGTGACGTTGATCTGTCTGCATCTGAGGATGTTGAAGAGGATCAAGTACGCCAGAAGGTAAACGAATTAGAGGGATTATCTAAGAATTACAGCGATGATGTGCTTAATATCTTGGAAATGCACGTTGATTTAGACCTCGAAGGGTTCGAGGACATGGATCCAGAGACTCAAGAGCCTACAGGTATCAAGCTCCCATACATCGTTACACTGGACGATTCGTCTGGTTCGATCTTATCTATCCGTCGTAACTACGAGATGGAAGATATCTTCAAGCGTAAGCGCCAGTATTTCGTACACTACAAGTTCATGCCTGGTCTTGGGTTCTATGGCTTCGGTCTGATCCACATGGTTGGTGGGCTTGGTAGAGCGGCAACGAGCCTCCTACGTCAGCTTATCGATGCAGGAACACTCGCTAACCTCCCTGCCGGTTTTAAAGCCCGTGGAGTGCGTGTACGCAACGCAGATGAGCCATTACAGCCTGGAGAGTGGAGAGACATTGACGCCCCAGGAGGAAGCATTAGAGACGCTATCGTACCGCTGCCATACAAAGAACCATCAGGTACACTGGCTCAATTACTAGGTGGACTGGTGAATGACGGACGTCGGTTCATTGCATTAGCCGATCAACAGATCTCGGACATGGGTCAGGAGACTCCTGTCGGAACTACAGTAGCTATGTTGGAACGCGGGATGAAGGTTATGTCCGCGATTCATAAACGATTGCACTACGCTCAGAAGACGGAGTTCCGTTTACTGGCGCGTATCTTCTCTGAAAACCTCCCTCCTATGTACCCCTACGAAGTAGCGGGCGCGCAGGCGCAAGTTAAAGTAGAAGACTTTGATGCTCGGGTAGACGTCCTCCCAGTCTCAGACCCTAACATCTTCTCCATGTCGCAACGTGTTACACTCGCGCAAACTCAGCTCCAACTGGCGCAGTCTAACCCGCAGATGCACAATCTGCATGCCGCATATAGAAGAATGTATCAAGCATTAGAGGTGCAGAATATCGACGAGATCCTACCACCGGCTCCAGAGCCTATGCCACAAGACCCTGCTACAGAGAATGCGGCTATGATTGGTGGTAAAACACCACAAGCGTTCCCTCAACAGGATCACGACGCGCATATTCAAAGCCACTTGGCTATGCTCGAGCTTGATATACTACAACAAACACCGGCAGTTCTGGCCGCAATCTTCAGTCATGTGTTCCAACACGTCAGTATGAAAGCCAGAGTTATGGTTCAAATGGAGATGCAGCAGATGCAACAAGCGCAGATGCAAGAGCTACAACAACAGATTGCTCAGATTACAAACCTAGTTCAAGCAGGAGCATTGCTTCCTGAGATGGCGCAGACACAGATTGCTCAACTGCAACAGCAGATGCAACAGTCTCAAATGCCACCAGATCAAGTGGAGGCTCGAGTTTCACAGGTTGAATCAGAGTTGCTACAAGAGGTTATGCCTCTACTGACCTACAAAGGTGAAGGTGGTGCAGAGCAAGATCCGCTCGTAACTATCCGTATGCAAGAGCTAGCAATCAAGGAGATGGAAGCTTCGCAGAAAGCACAGATGGAACAAGCTAAACTACAGCTAGACCAGATGAAGCTAGAACAACAAGCTACTACTGATTCCGCTAGGCTAGAACTTCAAGAGCAGATCGCTGATGATCGCAGTGAGGTAAACAGGGAACGCATTGACGTACAACGTCAGGCTATGGAAAGAAGATGACCCGCGGTCTTCTAGCGGCTATACTAATTATGATCGGCGGGGTTGTGTCCGCCGACGATACAATCAGAACTGATACTAACAGCACTATAACTTCTGACGGTTCGATGGATACCACCATCAACAGTCCGCCGCCTTCTGCAATTTCTCCACAGATTAGCGCAAGCAACTCTGACCTATGTACTGTAGGTGTTGCGGGGGCGGTGCAGACACAGATCCTAGGTATATCCGCAGGTAGAACTGTACGAGATATGAACTGTGAAAAGCTCAAGAACGCTAAGACTATGTACGATATGGGCATGAAAGTTGCTGCCGTATCAGTCATGTGTCAGGACGAAAGAGTGTTTGAAGCCATGCTTAATGCGGGGACGCCCTGCCCCAAGGATGGGTTGGTGGGCGATAAAGCTAGGCTTGCATGGGAAATGGAAGCTGTAAAGGAAGAAATACGAAGAGATCAGAACAATCCAATGAGAAAGATGTTCAATGAAAACGTTGAAACAAAAACAGGTCTTAGTGTTATTATTAGCACTTTGGCCTTCGTACTCTTCTTGTGATCCTTATAGTTATGGGGCAAC